GCGATGACGGCGACGGTTTGCGCGTCCATGGTCAATGGTGTGGGCGTGCCTCAAGCATAGTGACGCGCTGCTCAACGCCGTTAAGACGCGAGAAAGTCTCCTTGCGGTCTTCTTTGATGTCGGTGTGAAGCACCTCAAGCTGGGTGGCGATGTGTTCGACGGCGGCGGTGAGCCTGATCACGGCGTCACGCGCTTCATCGTTGCGCTTGCTGAAGCCCATCGCGCCCATCGCAGCCACGCTGATGGATGCCCCAGCAACAGCAGCGATCAGCTCGATCATGCAACCATGCTATCGCCGCTCACTGCGTCTGATGCAACCGGCGCTAATGGCTGCGGCTGCGGCGCATACGGGTCAGCAGGCCACACGGGGTAGTCCGGTCCAGTGATGTAGGCGGCCAGCGCGTCGGTGTCGGCGGTGTCGCGGATGGCAGTCACCTTCACGCCGGTAGCCAGCCGGATGTCCTCACGCCAAGTCTTGAGCAGCGGGTCAGCAGCTTTGCCGTTGTCGGCCTCGCGGATGATGATCCAGTCCGTAGGGGCCAGCAGGGTATTGGCCGTGGTGCGTGTCTGTGCTACCCACTGCTCAACCAGTTGCGCGTGATCCTTTGGCAGGCCCGGCCCCCAATAGAACCGCTGATCGTATGGTTCGGGGTCGGGCTCCCACACGATGCCAAGCCTGTCACGGTCAAGCTGTGTGCTGAGTCTCAGCCAGTTAGCAGGATATTGGATACCCTCGTAACTCCATGGCGCATCCATGGGAAGGGTCCGACCGTCTGGGAGTGCGTAAGGCATGACTAAAGGGTGCGTGTGTTAATCGTAGCCGCAGTGGCAGTCTTGTTCACTTGTGGGGTTAGCGGGCGCGGGCGTAGTTGAAGGGGGATTCGGCGAAGGCGGCAAAAATATATGAACCTCCGCTTTGATTTATGAATGCGTCAGTCCCTCTGACCTTGAAGCCGTTTGAAAGAATATCAATGCTGTATGCGGTAGCGCCAGTTGATTCAGAGCCACTGCTTTGTGCTTGCAAGAAACTATCAGTCAGGTTGTAACCAGGGCGGCTCGTGTCAAACATGCCCCAGCCATTTGCTCCACCGTCATACCGTTTAGTAAGAATCCACTTGGGGCGAAAACCACAGAACACGAACGGCCCATCCGAGCTGCCGTTGCCGGTGTAGCCGCCGAAAGAAGAGTACCCGACTACTGGGGCGAAGCAGTAGGCGACATAGGTGCTACCGCTTGCATTAACAGAACCATCGCTACCCACTCCAAAAACAGTTGATGTAGGAGTAGAGCCCCACTGACCAGAAAATGTTGCCTTGGCCCCAGTGGTGTTTAACAGTATGTACTCATTTGATGTAAATCCTGTAAACCATATATTCCAGTTTGTTGCCGAGTCTCTGCGTTTAACAATTACCATTGCCGGGGCTGCGCCTAATCCGTGACCAATAGTTTGCGAAGAAGATCCATTCCCCGTATAGGTGACCACTGAAAACCCCGCCGTCGCGTTGGCCCTGACACCTGTCGGCGTGATCGTGCCTGCTGTGTTGTTGGTGTCGGTTGTGGTCCCGGCGTCCCAGCACCAGCCCGCGTAGGTGGCCGAACTGGTATTGACCTGAGCTAGCGTGCCAACCGAGAACCCAGCAGAGTTGAACGCCGTGACGCCACCATCGCTTGTGACTTCTGCGTCGGTGTTGTTCGATTCCAGTCGCTTTTCAACACCACGCACGCTGTCGTACCAAGCATGATCTGTGGCACCAGAGCGACCTTTGATCCACACCAAATCTGGATTGAAACCAAGCGTGCTGGTGGGCGTCAGCGCAGAACCGGTGCCGGTATAAAGCACCACATCCATCACCGTGGAAGGCTTTGTGACCCCTGGCGCGGGCAGGTTTGCCGTGCAGAGCGCCTTGAAGCCGCTTACGGGATAGGCAAAAGCACGTTGCCCAGCGTTGAGCGTGTAGTTTGTATTTCCAGAGCCACCGTAAAAAACACCAAAATTAAGTGAAACCTGGGGTGTACCGCTCAGGGTAAATGTCGCAGAGTAAACACCATTTTTGTAAAAAGCACAGGAATTATTAGAATTGTCATAGGTAACGGTGATAACGTCGCCAGAAGTGTAACTGACGCCTGTGCCAGACCAGGACCCTGAGAGCGTATTGCTCAGGTTTCCGTCACTTCTGAATGTTGCATGAAGATCACCTGTGGCATAAACCATGCTGATGAGATTGAGCCCCATCTGGTAATAAGTGGCCGTTTTGGAACCAACAGTTATCTCCCATTGGTATTTCCCTGATGCTTGAACTGGCGGAATTGTCAGCCGGGCAGCATTTGCGTCGGCAAGCAGCGCGTCAAGATTGCCATTTGTGAGGGTTCTAGTTCCGCTCGTGGTTGCTTCGGTTGGGTTGAACGTCGCATAGTTTCCCCTCACTTCGCCGCCTAATCCACTATCTGTACCACTCGAAGTGGGAACGTCTACGAGGGAATCATTGCCTGCGCCGGATGACACCGAGAAATTGTTTGGCGTCCAGTTATTTGAGCCTGCGCTGTCTTTACCGAGCGTGGTGCTGGTGGTGCCGCTGTTGTCCGAGAACTCCAGGTGGAAACCGTTGGTGCCGTAGCTGCCGGTATACGCCTTGGGGATGAGCTGGCCGGTGGTGGCGTCGGTTTCGGTGAAGCTGCTGGGGGTCAGGGCAGAGCCATCAATCAGATAGCAGTCAGCGAGGCAGCCGTTTGTAAACCCGCTATCAATTCCGCCTCCACTATTCGCCCCAACCCCTAAAAGATGTCGCTCTGTAGCATTAACTGCTGTATCAAAGTTTTGCGAAGCGTCTGATGAAGTTGAAAAAACAGTTTGCTCAACTCCATTAACATAAACCTTAATTCTGTTTGTCGCAGTTGATTGTGTTGTGTCTACTGAAACAAGAATGTGATACCACGCAGAAAAGTCTCTAAATACTGCGGTGCTCAGTCTGCGTCCACTGTTATTACCGTCAATTCGCACGTCTAGCTGGTCATCTACGAAAACAATTCGAGACGAGCCGGAACTAATGGAAGTGCTTCCAGCTTGAAACAATATCCTTTCGCCTGACGTAGGCGATGCCCGCTTCACCCACCCCGCCCAGGTCCAGGTACGGCGGTTGCCAGCAGACCCAGGCGTGCGGCTGAGATAGGCAGAGTCGGGTGAGTTGAAACGCAGCGAGCGTGAGATACCCCCTGCAGCAGCACCTGCAGCGCTAGTGAGCAGCAGCGGATTGACGGAACCGGGGACCAGCATCAGCTCAGGTTGGTGATCAGGGTTGCGGTGATCTGCGTGGAAGACTGCACCGCGTAGACCAGGCAGTCACGAGCACTTGCAGCGGTGCTCAGCGTCGGTGCCGTGCCGCCGGTGAAGTCCCACTGTGACCCATAAGCCAGCGTCCGGCCGCCGGTGCCATCCTGCGTGACCCAGATCGCGCCGCTTTGCCCTGCTGTCAGATTGCTCGGGTTGGCCAGTGTTCTGTTGCCGCCCAGCGTGACTGAGAAGTTATTGGCCACTGCAAAATCAGGCGTGATCGTTGCGCCATCAGTCAGCGCCGAGATCGTGCCGCGCTGTGCAGCGGTGAACGTTTGCGCCAGGTTGATGCCCGCAACCGTCAGCGACGCATCAGGCAGCGTGATCGTGCGGTCTGCAGTCGGGTTGGTAACCGCCAGCGTGGTCTCATTTGCATCAGCGCTGCTGCCTTCAAACACCAGCGAACCAGCCGTGCCGATCAGCAGCTCACCCGTAACCGTGCCACCAGCCAGCGCAAGGTAGGTGCTCGCCGCTGTAGCGCTCGTCAGCAAGCCAAGGTTGGCAGCCGTGACATCACCGACCGTGATCCATGCGTCGTTTGCAGCGTTGCGGATCTTGAGCAGCGCCGGGCTGACACCGCTGTCGATCCACCACTGGTAGGAGTAGGTTGTGCTGGGTGCAGTCGAGCCTGAGTTCTGGCTGACGATCGCCGCCAGGATCGTGTTCAGCTCAGATCTGAAGTTGGCTCCAGACTGGTTAGCCAGTGAATAATCAGTTGCCTGTGCCATTAGGTGATCTGCCTGCCGTGGCCAACGGCTTGGTAATCAAAGGTCCTGGTCACTATGCTACCGCCACTATCACGGAAGGTCACCGTAAAGCCAGTTCGGCTGACGCTGCTCACCGTGAAGTAATCACCCTGCTGCATGTCCTGCGCCGTGATACCCACGCTTGGCGTGCCGTAGAACGCAGTCGGGAATGTCACAGTGCCACTGGTCTGGTTGCGTTGGATCTCAGTTCTGCGCTGCAGCTTGGTCACGACGCCTAGCTGCTCGATCAGGATGTTCTGCGATGTGTTGGTGCTGCGTGCCTCAACCTTGAACTGGAAGCCCCTGCCGCGTGTCGTGTTGTTGACGAACGGCTGCCAACTGCCCCATGTCGGTGTGCCGCTTGGGTTGTCGTTGGTGGTGCGCACATAGAGCTGCGCATTGACTGCACTCAGGTCGTCGCCGTCGATGTCAGACCATGCGTCGATCAGGTCGGTGCGTTCATCCCATGCATTACCAGGCTGGAACGCGCGTGTCTTGAGCGTGGCCAGCAGGTCGATGTCATACACCTGGCTCAGGTCCAGCGTGTTGAGGAACTGGTATGACCCGCTGCTGCTGATGTTGCCGTAGAAGTCAATCGTCGTGATGGCGTCCCAACTAGGGATGTCGTCGATCAGACCCGTGGCAGTCAGCGCAAGGCCGCCCTCATCAGCGCTGTAGAACATGCTGCTGGCGCTGCCCTGAAATGGCGGGCTGTCGTCATCCTCGCGGTACTCCTGCACTAGGAACGTATCCTGCGGCGCTGGCAGGTCAACCACCACTGCAGCAACACCGGCCGACTCATTGCCAAGGCTGTCCACCGCACGGATCAGGTAGGTGCCCTCGAGCAGTGGCACGATCTTGCGGGTGCTGCTGCCGTTTACCGCTGGCACGATGTCATTGGCCCGGCCCCATGTGGCATTAACGCCGATCTCAGGTGTGTACCGGATCCGCACCTCACCGCCAACGCGCACGTCAAGGTCAACCGACTGCGGCCAGTACAGTTCAGCGTTCTTGTCGTCGATCGGTGCAATGAACAGATCCGGGATCGTGGCCGGTGGCGCTGTCTTGCCCAGTGCGTCGAAATCTGCAGTCGCAATGCCCGAGCGTTTGAATCCTGCGTTCTCGGCCTGCAACTCAAACTCGTACCGGCCAACGTCGCTGTTGTTGATCTCGTGGTCAGGCGAACGCGTGAAGACCGTGGTCCAGTTGCCGTTGTTGTACCGGTAGCGGAACACATACCGCGCGATTGAGGACTGCGGCCGCCAGCTCACCAGCAGCTTGGACAGCACTTGCCCGTTCGACTCGTACAGCACCTCGCTTGCCGTCAGGTCGGTCGGCGTCGGCGGCGGCACGTTCAGGTCGCTGATGTCAACGGGTGACAGCGGCACACCGCGCTCGATATAGTCGTACTTTTGGAAGTCATACTTAACGCCTGTGATCACATAGCTGTCACCCTGCTCCTCTTCTTGCACCGTAAGAACACGGAACGGCTGGCCCGACAGCTCAGGAAGCGTGATCATCCATGGCGTACCAGGCTCAGGCAAGCTGTACAGCGCGGTCGGCAGGCTGACTAGATCGCCGTTGATCGTTGCGCCGTTGATCACCTGCACCTGCGGTGTAGCGCTGTCGGTCGGCAGCACCACCTGGAAGATGAAGGTGCTGGGCACGCTGTCGGTGAACATCAGCTCAGCGTTGCGGTCCAGTCGCACCTGCGTGGCGCTGATGGATTCAGCAATACGGCCAGCGCGGATACGGCCAGCACGCACCGGGTCCATGACCTTGATGACGCTGCCGGGTCGCACGTACTGGCCAGCGGCAATGCCGGTCTTGAACGTGACCACCTCGCTGGTGTTGTGCTCCTCGTACAGGATCCACTCAGCCACACGCCGGGCCTGGCCGCGACTGGTGCAGGCAAACGCCTCGACTTCTTTCTTAAGGATCCCGTACCGCGCGATTGAATCAGCATCCTCAACCACTTCGTAGGCGTACTGCCTTGCGTTCATGTCGAAGTAACGCACCGCTACCACAGTGCTGCGTGTCTTCAGGCTGCTGCCGCTGTAGCTGAACCCTTCTTCGGTGACGTTCGATTGGTTGAACAGATAGATCGCATCAGTGGGGCTGTCCTGCGCAATCGTGAGCGAACCAGCCGACCAGAACGGCATCGCCCGGAACACTGAACACAGGTCGTTGATCAGCTTGTACGCGTCCTCTTGGGTCTGAATGCTGACGTTGCAGGAGAACCGTGGTTCGGTGCCGTTCAGCGTCAGGCCATCAGGCACCAGCGCAGACGCGTACTGACTAGCGGCAAGGAATGCCCACTTGTCGAGTGAGCTGGCGCTGATGTAATCACCAAACCCGTAGCGCTTGCTGGTGAGCAGATCCCACAGGATCCAGACGGGGTCGGTGGTCCACTGCGCAGCTTGAAAACTGCCATTCCAGATACCCTCATAAGAAAGGCGTCCGGTTGCGCCATCAACCACCGCATTGGACGGCAGCCGCACCTTTATCCCACGCACCCGGTACATGCGCTCAGGGATGCTGCTGAACTGCTCAGCGTTGATCTTGATGCCAACCAGTGCGCTGTTCGGGTATGCGGTCTTGGCGTAAATCAGTTCGGTGTAACTAGCCCAGTAGATCTCATCGACAATGCTTTCGTTGTTGGTGCCAGATGCGGGTGCATCATCGGTAACCCTGACGACACGGACATCAAGCGGCGGCGGTGTGCTCAGGTTGATCCTGTAGGTGCGTTGGTACAGGTCAGCCGTGCGGCCGGTGATCGTGTCCGTCAGAACCGTTGTGAACGGGCCGCCTGCATACGAGAACTGAATCTGTAGTTCAACCGAAGCGCCATCAACGTTGCCGTTGCTTCTAAAGATCTGCAGTGCTGGCACCGAAATGGTGACCCTGATCGCATCTAGGTTGGTGTCAGATATGTTGCGCGTGACCGGGACAGCCTTAGTGACTTTGGTGTTGACCGAGACTTCTTCCTGCGTTGATGTAAACGGCAGATAGGTCTGATCTTGCGTGCCGTATCTGGTGTAAACCTCAACGTCACGGAAGTTGAAATCATTGGCGTCATATTCCTGAGTCGGGTTGGCATCTTCACGCACCAGCGGCGTGTTGTTGAAATAGATGTCCTTCAGCAGTGCCCTGTTGTATTCAGCAGTGCCTCGGTTGTAGGCGCGGCCTGATGGAAAACCCTCGATCTCGCCTTCACCGATCAGGTCGATGATCCTGGCTATCTGTGTCGAGTCGAGATTATCCGCCGCGACATTGGCCGACCCAGCACCACCGCCGCCGCCTTTGCCGCCACCACCGCCGCCGCCGCCGCCAGCAATCAGGTCAGTCATCAATCCACCGTCACGACTTCATTGCTGGTCAAGCCAGCCGAGATGACCACGCTGCCCACCAGCACCTCGCCATAGATGATCGGCACAGGCACACCAGAGCGCGATACGTTCTGAATGCCAGAGAAGCTGTACGACTTCTTCGGGTCTGCGTCTGTATCGTTGCCGGCGCCAAGCTGCGGCACTGGTGATAGCAACGACGCAACGCCGCTCAACGTAAGGCTCAAACCAATACCGACGCCGATTGAAACAGCCTGCGATCCAAGCGTGAACGCCCCAGCCAGTGCAGCCCCAGGGGCGAACAGCAATGACAACGCCACAAGTGCAATGCCACCCAGGATCTTGCCGACATCTCCAGCCCCGATCAGAACCGGCACGATGCGGATCACATCAGCGCTGCCGATAGGCATGTGCAACTGCTGCGGCTCATCACCGATCGGGAGCTGAATCCTGCCTGCGCTCACCTTGTATTCACGCTCAGCCATGTGCGCCTGCAGGCCTGGAAAGTTGGCCACCAGAAACCGCACAGCCTCTGCAGGTGTGCTTACCGCTGCCCTGAAGCTGCGCTGCCCTAGGAACTTCGCCAGGCTGCCGTAGACCTTGATCAATCGCATCACAGGCACCTGCTTGAGTGCCGGAGCGCACGCCCGGTGTTCTTCAGATAATAGCTGCCGAGCAAGTCGCGTGAACTAAGCCGCCCGCGAATGTGATGCAGGATCATCTGATCGCCAACGTAGACCGCAAC